CGGGTGCGACAGCGGATGGACAGCCGCCGAGACACCACGATCGAACGCGTGTAGGTCGTGGTCCTTCGCTCAACCCAGGTTCATAACCGGGCATACTAGAGAAAGCGGGTTCAAATCCCGCCGCATCCAATCACTTTCACCGGGTCAGCAGGTTTCTTCAGCCCCGTTCCTCACGGGCACCTCCTTGGCCGTTGGCCCGGTGATTCTCCTTTCATGAGCGAGTTCTACTTCACGAAGCCAGCCGGCGATGGGCGGACTGTTTACGTCCATCCGCTGACCTTCGGACGCGCCAGGATAAGCATCGGCAACGAAGTCGTGTTCGATGACTCGTGGTGATACGCCTCCCCATCGGTGGCAGTTGCCGCCGCTCTCACATGGAATCCCATGACTGAAAAAGAACCAATCGGCTGGATGCGACATCCGCAGAGCGGCCGACGTCGCCCGGGTGGAGATTCAATTCTCGAGTACATCAATCCATGATAACAACTGCCCGCAGCGAACAGCGGTTGAAGGAGTGGGTTTTCGAAAGGGCTCTGGAGCGCAGGGTCAGCATCGGCACCATTCGCCGGATGATCGCCAGCGGCAAACTCAAACCCGAAATCACCCGCCGTTTGAACGCCCGGGTGGTGTTCGTCCGGAGAGCCTCTGTGAATAACTTGTGAGTAACTCGGCTTCCTTGGCGTTGACTACGTGGACAGACCGTGGACAATTACTATCCATGAATCACCGAGCCTACGTTAAGATTGCCTGTAGTTTGGTCACGTCATCAGTTTGGAGCGAACGGTCAGATATTCGAGTGGTTTGGGTCACAATGCTCGCTTTAGCCGACCAATATGGTGAGGTTTGCACTTCAATTCCAGGACTGGCTCGGGTGGCAAATGTGACCATTGAAGTTGTGCAAGAGGCTCTGAATAAGTTTATTGCTCCAGACGAGTACTCGAGAAACAAGGCCAATGAAGGTCGTAGGATAGTGGCGATTCACAATGGCTGGCGCCTTTTGAACTACGACGAATATCGAGAGTTGATGTCAAAAGAGGAACGCCGTGAGTACAAGCGGGTTAAAGAAGGAGAGAGAAGGCAGAGGCTAAAAACTCGTGGACATGCCGTGGACAAAGCAGGACAAAAACCGGCTTATGCAGAAGCAGAAGCAGAAGCAGAAGCAAGTACTGAGAGATCACTCAAACCTAAAAGGCAAATTCCACCGAGCCGGGAGGAAGTAGGGCTTCTCGCCGCCAAAGCTGGAATGCCCATCGAACAGGCGGATGCGTTCTGGGATTTCTACCAGTCGAAAGGCTGGATGGTTGGCAAAACAAAAATGGTGAGCGTAGGTCATTCCGTGGCTGGTTGGGCAAGACGCTGGAGAGAGGAAACGGCACCGGCCAAAACCAACGTAAGTCCGACTACACGGGCCATCTTACATCAGAAGGAACTGGACGAGGTTCTTTCAAAGATGCAATCGATTCGAAGCACTTATTCGGGGCACCAGAATTGGTCAGAGGAGGACAAGGGGAAGTGGTACAAGCTCAAGGCCAGGCGCGATGAGTTGAAGAAACTGCTGGGGATTCAGACATGAGCCGACTTGCCCGAAACGGTTGGACGTGGAGCCAGTTGCTCGAGGAGTGGAACTATCGACGAGATGAACGGCTTGGGAGCCTCTGTGAGTCAGCGGAGCCTGAGCCCTGGATGGTGGAGATGGCCGAAAAAGAGGCGAGCGAAGCGATCGAGGAGATTGTGAAAGTGCCGCCGGCACAAGGTGAGTGGTTACCTCAGAAATCATCATGAGCGAAGACCAAGACATACCAGAGGCGAGAGAGGCAGCATCGCAAATTGTCCACCAACTGCCAGTGAACTTCTTCAAAGCTGTTGAGTCTATCTCCACTGCTTGTAGGGAGTATGCGAAGAGGAAGAACGATGGCGCTGTCATTACGGTTAAGCTGATGGCTGAACAACTCTCCTCGCTCCAAAAGGAGAAGGAGTCAGCCCTGGCCAATGCCGATGCGAATATCGCGGCGCTTCACCACGAACTGGCCACACTCCGCGAGGACGTGAAACCGTTGCTGGATTCCATGATGATGAACGACGCAAAGAGTGCCTTCCTCTCCAAACACCCGGATTTGCAATGATCGAAAGACCGATTCTGTTCAGTGGCCCGATGGTCCGCGCCATCCTCGAAGGTCGCAAGACTCAGACGCGGCGGGTGGTGAAGCCGCAGCCAAAAGATAGAGAGGGGGGCATTTCGCCTATCTGCTACGAAGGTGACCGATGGGAATTTCTGGACCTTGAAGCCGCTGAACAGTCGGTAAGAAACCTCTACGGCAAACCCGGCGATCGGCTGTGGGTGAGGGAGACGTTTTCAACGCTCGATTGCCATCACGGACAAACAGTCTATCGCGCCGGCGGGGAGAAGAACCTCACCGACATGAAATGGAAACCATCCATTTTCATGCGCCGAAAACATTCCCGCATCACGCTCGAAATAGTCTCGGTGCGCGTGGAGCGGTTGCAGGACATCAGCTATCGCGATTGTGAAGCGGAAGGATTGATGCATGTGCACCGCGGGTGGTGGGTAAATCCTTACGCTGAAGATCCACAAGCGACGGGAGCAGATGAAGGTTTTCTCTGTTACCGAAACTTGTGGGAATCCATCAATGGCAAAGGCTCCTGGAAAACGAATCCGTGGGTGTGGGTGATCGAGTTCAAAAGGCTATGAGTGACGAAACTAAAATCGAGTGGGCGACAGCGACCTTTAACCCGTGGATCGGTTGCACGAAGGTCAGTCCGGGGTGCGCCCACTGTTACGCCGAGAACACTACGCGGGCCAGGGTGCTGCGCAGTCAGGGTCATGAGACTTGGGGTAAAGGAAAGGCCCGTAGCCGAACGAGCGCAGCAACATGGCGCAATCCGCTGAAGTGGAATCGGCAATTGCAGAAGTATCCATTTGCGTGTCCGCAGTGCGGGAACGGTGGCGATCAACGGATGCCAACGTGCTTTCGCTGCGGTGCTTTGAGGGGCACGAACCCGAATCGTTTCCGGGTGTTCCCGAGCCTTTGCGACTGGCTGGATGACGAGGTGCCGATCGAATGGCTGGCGGATTTTCTGAAGCTGACCAAAGACTGCCAGCATCTCGATTGGCTTTTGCTAACGAAGAGGCCGGAGAATTGGGAGTCGCGCATTATCAAAGCGCACGAGTCGTTGGAGCCAGTTGCCTATAACCTTCCGATGTCGGCGATGCTGGTGAATTGGTGCGGCGGAAAACCACCCGCCAACATCTGGATCGGTACCAGCGTAGAGGACCAAAAGCGGGCGGATGAACGGATCCCGGAGTTGCTGAAGATTCCGGCCAAAGTGCGTTTCCTGAGCGTGGAGCCGTTGCTGGGGCCGGTGGATCTCGGTTTCAAAGGCAGCACGGATGTTAAGTTCCCGGCAGACTTCAAAGACAGGACGGAGAAGCAACGCGACGACTGGATCGCGCAGACTGCGCGGGCAACTTATATCGCTAGATGCGACAACGGAATTCACTGGGTCATCGTTGGCGGCGAGAGCGGACCGGGTGCCCGTCCGTGCAACGTGGAATGGATCCGCGACATCGTGCGCCAGTGCAAAGCGGCGGGCGTGCCGTGCTTCGTGAAGCAGTTGGGGAGCGTGCCAATCGCAGACGATGTTAATTCGGTCGGATTCAAGTGGACTAAACGAGATTGCAAAACCGGCTTGTGGTCTTTGAAAACGAAACACCCCAAAGGCGGCGACCCTGCCGAATGGCCCGAGGATCTGCGTGTAAGGGAATTCCCTACGGTGTGTCAGGAACAAAGTCGATCTTCGGCGCCGCAGTCGTAGTTCCACGCTTACGCCACGCCTTCAGGAACTCGCGCCATGTCGCCGCCCGTTCCTCAATCGCCTTCCGATACTCGGTTCGTTGCTCCGCCGTCAGACTGTTCCTGAATGCCGCCTCCAACTTGTGCGACTCGTGGAACAGCGGTTTCGTCCGAGAGTTGATTCCCTCACCCACGTAGGGACGCATCCGTCTCAAGATGTCCTTGTTCTTCTGACCTTCAGCCTTGAGTTCTGCGAGCGCCTTAATCGCGCCATCTTCATCTCGATCCGCCAAAGCCGAATCCAAAGTTTTGTACTTGCTGACCGGAAAGGTCGCCGTCTGTTGCTGCTCATAATCGGCTTTCACTTTCGGGTCAGGATTGTTCTTCATCCAGTCCGCGTGAAGTTCGTTGAGCTTGGTGCGTGTGTTGTAGCGGGAGATTTTCAACCCAACAGCACCAGCCAGTTGTTCCCAGGCCTTAATGGCTCCTGGACGGTCTTGACCGCTGAGCGAACGCACGCCAGGAAGACTCCGTAGCGTCATCGGAATGGGTTGAGTCAGCAGTTCCTTCGTTGTCTGGCCCGCAGTTACCTTGCGACCGGCGTAATCCACTCCGCTGGCGTATTGGAGAGCCCCTTTACCGACAAGCGGGCTCAGGCGGCTGTGAACGAAACTGCGCGTGTTGGAGATGAGCCCCGAGATGTCCTCTGGCACCGATCTCATGGTGTACTTTCGGCTGCCAACATGGAACTCGAACGGATGTTCTTTGTCCCAATCGCCACCTGAAAGCTTCGCCGTCACGAACGCCGCGGCAGCTTGGGCAATGGCTAGAGTGGCCAGCGCGACGAGTTGTTCCCGGCCCACCTTGGCTCCAGTCGCGCCTTTGATAGCTTGCCCCGCGAAGCGACCACGAGCCTCAAGGAAATCTGGCGCAAGCAACCCAATCTGAGCCATGTGCTGAACAGTTGGATTACGGGCCAAGTCGGCGTAATTGAGATGGCCGTATGCTGCATTGGCCTGCTCAGCGGACAATACTTTGATGTCCTCTGGCTTTAGTTTTCGGGCAGCCAAATCCTTTGCATAAACCTCGTTGTTCCGCTTTAGGATCGCTTCGTAAGTTTTGAACTTAAGACCTGGGATGTACTGCTTGAACAAGTAGTTCGCGTACATGTCCGACAGCGGACCAATGCCAGGAATCTTGCTGACGAGCCCACTTGTCTTGAACCCTTCCATGAATTGCCCTTCGCTAGCGCGGTCTGGCAACAACATCAGCCCATGTTTGGCTGCGTCCATCTGAGTCTGATTACCAGTCAAATCCACCTTTGGAATGCCGCCAAAGGGATTCACCCGATGACCAATGGCGTGAGTCCCGGTTTGCACCTGATGGAACGGTGCGAGGAGCCCAAGCATCGTCCGCTTCGTTTCCGAATTGGCGAAGTCGATCCCTCGCACGATGGCCTTCGGAATCGCCGCGACCTTGGTCGTGGGCGTCGTGTACCATTCCCGAATAGCTGAGCGACCAAGGACGTTCTTCAACCGGTTATAGGCTTCAGGGTGAAGCGCCAGATCGCCTTTTAGAAAGATAGGGTTACCGGACGAATCCTTCGATGCCCAACGCCACCCTTGAAGCGCCGGCTGATTGGCCAGCACCTTGTAGTCGGCTGTATCGCCTTTGATTTTCTTTGGCAGCACGAGGGTTGCACCTCCCTGCTCTCCTTCCACTGGCACGCCTCCTCCTCTTGGAGCCACCAAACGACGGCCATCGGACGCCCGTCCCTTGCTCATCTGTGCAACCAATTCCCGGGCGGCAATCACCGAGTTCATCTCATGCGTGTAGACCGGAAGCAATTTCGAGATGTCCTTGGTCTTCGGCACGTAGCCTGCCTGTTCACCATCGAAAAACGTCGGGAACGTGCTGGCCTTTGAAAACTTGAATCGCTCTTTCAGCGTCCGGGATGAGCCACCAGCAGGAGCCTTGGTCTTACCCAAATCCCATATCTGGGTAACGTAGTTGTCTTTGAAATTGTTCAGTACATCCGCGGCTTGTCCGCGTTGGCCCATGCGCTCGTAAATCCCTCGCACTTGATCGGCCACAGCAATTTCCTCTGGTGTCAGATTCAAGGCGGCTTCGTATCCTGCTTTGAGCTTTGGATCATTCGTGGACGCAGCCCGTTGCTTGAGCACAGCAGCATCACCGTCAGCCTGAATCCAGTTCGTGATGCCTTCTCGGCGCACTTCCTTCGGCACTTTGGTCTGAATATCTTTCTGAGTGGCAGCAGCTTCACCGAATGACTTCTGCAACTTGGCGCTCCAGTTGAGCACACTCCGGCGATAGTCAGTCATCCGTTCAGTGCCCAACGCCTCCTTGCCGGTTTCCTTGGCACCTTTGGCGATGTCAGTGACCGCTTCAACAGCCGCTTTTACTGGCGGAGCCGTACTACGGACAAGAGACTGCAATGGCGCGAGAGAGATTGCGCCAGTTTCAGAACCTTTCAACCCACCAGGACCACGCACAGAGGCGGCGATACCCTTTGGAGCAACTGGTTCATCCAGAACGTGCGTCGGCGGTTCGACCTTTTGGCCGATCTTCTGGCTGCGGCTGATGTCCGTTGGCTCAAGGATGAAGTTGTCCCCACCAGCAAATGCGCTCCCTTTGGCCTTCGCGAAAGCCGCCGTCGCTCGATCGGTGGGCACATCCACCCAACTGATGTCTGGTCCGAACGTGGACGCCTTGGTGATGTTCGACGTGTAGAACGCGCCTCCAGTCCCACCACCCTGCGGCCCACCCTCGCCGTGGAACAGCCGGACGTGACCGGCTGGGACGGGCGGCAACTGCTTCAGAGCGGCGGCGGCGGGAGCGGCAGCGGTTTGCAGTTCGGCGATCTTGGCGTCGATCTGCTCTCGCAACTCTGGCTTGGTGATTCTCAATCGGGCAAGCGATGGGAGATCGGCTGGCAATGCTTCTGGAGTTGCAGCGGCCATCGCGGACGGCTCTAATTTGGCCGATTCTGTAGCCTTACTGGGTTCCAAACCCTTGGCTTTCAAGTACTGCAGATCTGGAACTGGGGGCGTATAGGTCTTCCCCTTGTTCGCCGCGAGCTTTTCGAGCGTGTCCCACTTCGGGGTACCGTCCAATTTGACCCCGGTGGCGAACTCGTAGGCTTCCGCAGGCTGCCGGCCGATGACCTTCATCGCGCCTTCCAGGTCGCCAGCCGCCATCAGTTCCTTCGTCTTGGCGGATGCTTCCTCCCCGATCTTCCGAAGGGCAGCGACGTCAGCCGGAGTCTTGGCCCGGGCGCCGATGTCCCACATGAAACCGGTGGCGCCGCCCGTCAGGTTGCCCTGGTAACCGGTGATCTCGTCGCTGGTAACGTCCTTCACCGCATCGGCAATCTCTGCAATTGGCTTGTCTCTAAAGCGTTCCGGAAGTGGCGACGATGCTTCGGTCAGTGCGGATGGTGTCGCTTTAGATGACACGGGCGACACACCCAGACCACTTTCAGCGGTCGGTTGTAATCCGGGTGGTGCATTTGGCTGTTCGGATTGCCGCAATCCACGCAAGGCCGCTTCTTCAGTTTTCCGCGCTTCAGATAAACGTGCGCGTAACTGCGACAGTTCATTTTTCGTCGCGCCTCTGGCTTCAGCGGATTTGATGTTCTCCAACGCTTCATCCACTCGGCGTGACACTTCCTGCAATACTTCTGGCCCGGGCGCGGGTTGGTTTTGCACTCCTGGCAGTTGTTCTTTTGGTAACGCACGGCCAGATGTTCCTGTGGAACTTGTTCCACGTGCAAGTTCTAATGGTAACGCACCGGACCCCGTTTCTTCTGCTGATGGTGGGCGGATCTCGTTTCTTGGTGGTACTCTGCTTGGTGGAACTTCTCCACCACCTTCTTGGGCGGGCAGTTGTGCATTTTCGACGGGTTGTTCCGGCAACCTTCCATTAGGCGCCTCTGTGCGTCGCTCTTGTAGGGCATTGGGTACTCCTATGGTTGAGGGTTCTTTGGACAGTTCCCGAATGGATTCTGGCATTCGGATGTTCCGCTGTGCGTTGCGTGGATTGGTGAGTTGAAGGGCTACGTCCTGTGCAAATCGAGGATCGACACTCTCTGGCCCCAAGTCTCGCGCAGTAATGGCACCCGGTTCACGAACCATATGACGGGCGCCCATGCCAGCCATCCCAAGCTCTGCAACCCCAGTGCCGATTTCCTGAACAGCCTCCTGCGTTTTCCCTTCCTTGAGCAGTTGATTGGCCCGCAGAACTCTTTCTGGTGCATGGCCAGCCATCTGTGAAAGCCACGTCGTCAGCACCGTTTTATTCCCGCCCGCAGGCAGGAGAGCCAGCATGTCGGGACTCGAGAAGCCAGCGACCAAATCGGCCACGGCGTTGTAGGTGCCCGCGGCAATCTTTCCACCCGTCGTCTCGGCTTCACGCGCCCGTGGCAAATTCACGATGGGAGCCGCAAGGGTTCGCTCGATTGTCCCTGGCTGTTCCGGGGTACTGGGTGCCTGTCCTCTGATGAGATTCAAGGGCACGTCCAAGGCGCGTCCAAGTGCTCCAGAAACAGGACGTGTCAACGGCTCTACGACATTGCGAGTGAGGTTCTCGGCGCGATTGGCAACCCCTTCCCAGTATTCACCTTGCCTTCGGGCTTCCTGCTGTTGAGCGAACAGGTCCGCTTGCTTCTCGGCTCTACTCTGAGCGTCAGCCAGCAATGCAGGTGGAGGAATAACTGAGCGCGGAGGCTCAGCGACAGCAACGGGAGCGTCTGGGATAAAGTCTATTTCGCTCTCGTCCTGGTCCTCTTCGTCGGCAATGAAATCGATAGGCATTACTCTTCCTCATCGTCCTCCGGTACCTCTGTGTCTTCCTGTTCGTGCGCCGGAGCCGGTGCTGACAAGTCGATGTAACCCGCTTTCAAGGCTTCTTCCAATTGCGTTCTTGGAATGATGCCGGGTTTGCCATCGGGCGACTTCACCCGGACCGTATCAGAAGATGGCGCGGGCGCCGCAGTCGGCACTGGAGAAGCGCCGGGCTCAGGAATCGCGACTCCGCGCCGGGAAGTGATTTGCTCCAGCCGGCCCATGATCGCGTCGCGGGCCTTCGTCAGTTGTTCATATTGCGGCGACGACGGATCGGCTTCCTCGAGTTGCCTGCTGATGACCCCGAGCCGAAGTTGGTCGGCCCGCAGCATTCCTTCAGGCGACATCGTGGTACGTGGCAGCGGCTTAATCGAGCCATGAGCCCCCGGGATGACATTGATTCCAAGCGGATTACCAGCCTCGTCCTTGAGTTGCCGCGCCACGTAATCAGCCGGCCCGGGCACAGCCTTCGGAATGGCAGAGGTGATCCGCTCAGGATGCTTGGCAAACAGCAACGGGGCATTCTCCGAGATGAGCTTTTGCAGCGGCTGACCGGCTTGCAGGCCTTTCTGGACCGCCTGCATCCCCTGCATCTGCTGGGCGGCAGACTTGGCTTCCTGTTCCGCTGCCTGCTGTTTCAGCCGAAGGCTCTGCTGGAATTGCTGGGACTTCGCAGCCTGAGCCTCTCGGCGAAGTTGCATCTGCTGAGCCGCTTGAGCCAGTTCTTGGTCCTGCGTCTGTTTGAACACCTGCTCCCGGCGCACGGCGGCACGTTCTTGTGCTGCCTCATGGGAGGCGGCTTGTTCGCGGCGGAACTGAAGTTCTTCGGCCTGCTGCTGGGCGGCACGTTCACTGGCCGCGGCGGCGTTGCGCTGAGCGTTGGCCTGAAGCTTGATCCTCGCCGGAGCGATCGGGTCGATGTTCAACCATTGAGGAATTGTGACAGCCATAGGTCAGAGTCGTTTAAGCGTCCCAGTAATCGAAGTAGTCGCCGCCGCCACCACCGTAATCGGTCAGCCCAAAATCTTCCCCGCCACCATAGAAGCTGTTCCCGCCGCCGTAATCCAGACTTCCCCCGAAGCCTTGGTCACTGCCGAAATTCAAGCCGCCGCCCGTGTCCAGGAGAGACGCCAGCCACGGGTCGAAGTCCTCGTAATTCTGGAGCGACGTCGAAAAGTTGTTACCTCCGCCGTAGCCGGTGCTCCCTCCAAAGTCGTTGTCGTTCCACACGCTCAACACGTCACTGAAATCATCCTCTCCCCCGCCAAAACTGCCGTAAGGAGCCGGTGACATCCCCATCGAACCACCGAACGGGTTCATAGCTGTGCCGAATTGCGGTGCCATCTGGGGCAATCCCCTGAATGCGACATCGGCTGTCTTGCCTCCGCCGCCCCCGGGAATGTTGTAGCGGAATCCTGGCGTGCCGCTCCCACCACCACCTCCGCCGCCGGCCGCCGCCGCTGCCCGCTGGTAAGCCGCTTCCGGGGAAGGAGCCGCGGCGTAAAGGTCAGCCCGTTCCTGAGCATCCAATTGCTGGCGGATGATGTCGTTGGGATCGAACGGACGCACCGTTGGGATCTCGCCTTGCAGCGTGGACAGATCCTTGAGCGCCTGATTCTCCACGCCGTATCGAGTGAGCCCCATGTCCCGCAGCAACTTCGTATTCTGGGCGCCGCTCCCGGAAACGCCACCAGCCACAGCCGCTTCGGCAGAGCTTTGCTGAAGCTCAGGCAGCAAGTCTGAGATGTCACCGGCCGCCCGGCGTTGGGTGTTACCCAGCAGCGTTCCAAGGATGGAGAAGTAATCCTCCGGATATTGGTCACGCAGAGCTTTCGTGGAAGCGCCAGTCAACGAGTTGATGATGTTCCCGAAGTTGCCCAGGTTGCCGGTGATGGTGTCGACCGGTGAGGTGACGCCCGGGACTCCGCCACTGGCCGAGTTGTAGTCACGAGGACGGGCGCCGGGCAATCCGCCGCCGCCTCCCCCGCCTCCACCGGTAACGTAAAGTCCTGCTGGCATAAAAGTTCCTAGGTTAGAGATTGATTTAGAAATTTAAGTGATAAATAATTTTCTAAATGACGAATAAAGAATCCTGTAAACTGGCTAGAAAAGCGTATCAAGCCATTGTCAACAACCCGATAAATGTGCTCAAACGATTTTGGACAAAAGTAGAAATTGGAGAGCCAATCGAATGCTGGGAATGGACGGGTTCCAGAACTACGAGTGGATACGGCGGGATCATGACGCAAGGTAGGTGGAAGCAAGCGCACCGAGTTTCTTTTGAATTGTGCAATGGACCAATCCCGAAAGGACTTCAAGTGTGTCATACTTGCGATAATAGAGCGTGCGTTAATCCGCTTCACCTGTTTGCAGGGACGCCAAAGGAAAACACTGTTGATGCCGCAGTAAAGGGAAGACTTGGAAAGGCCAGAGGCGAAAAACACGGCAATGTCACATTGAGCAAAAATCAGGTTTTGGAGCTTCGACGATTGCGCAAACAAGGAGCAAAACACAAAGCCTTGGCCAAACAATTTAAAGTGTGTCAGGCGACAGTCTACAACATCATCAGCCGTAAGACGTGGAAGTACGTTTAGGATCATACAAGACTTCCGATGCGCTGACGTGAGAGTTTAGCCGTTCCAAATGGAGCAAAATTCACGGCTGGCCGCTCCTTGCCGAGATGATGGATCAACTCGCCGTTGAGCAGGTTGATCGCTTTCCTGTGACGGATGGCAGCCTGCCCGACTGCTGAAGTATCATCCATCTCTCCAAACCTGACCGCCTGACACTCTTCCTTAAGTGCCGCCAAATTCTGGATCACGAGATAATCCGTATCCACGGCGACCGGAATCAATTCGAGTTTCGCCATGGCCGACACCTGGACCGTTGTCACAGCCGGATCGGTCGGGTTGCAGCAGTTGCGCGGAAGCCCGTTGAGGAAGTAACGACGGTAGCCGGCCACTTCCTCGCTTGGCTCCATCGTCAGGATGAGCCGCGTGGCACCGGTTACCACGTCCAACTCGAACACCATTACCTGACCGATCGTGACGTCCTTCTGAAGCCCGGTAAGCAGATTGATGTTGAACGGGGTGTCGACGAACGGCTGGACGAAATTCACGTAGATGCCGGTCACTTGGTCGATGCCGTCCAGACTGTAAATCGTCTTACCGTTCTGGTCCGTTCCTTGCACAAGCGCCCGGCGCCCGACATCAGCCGCATCGGTGATGTAGAATCGAAGCCGTTTGTTCGGTGACACCAAATCCGAAAACGTCGGGTAAACGCCGCGGTCGTACGTCTCGATCTGGTTGCAGTCACAGTGTGACGGTTGCAGACCAATGCCAGCCTCGAGGAACTCGTAGAACTCATTCTGGATTCGCACCGGACGTTTGCAGACGTCCAGGTTAATGAGTCTGGCGATGTTGCGAGGCAAGGTAATGAACGGGTCGGCCACCGTGTCTACGGTGAAAGCTGTCTTCACCCATGAACCCCACCAGCCAGTTTCCCCGCCTGCAAAAATCAGACGCTGCTGTGCCTCGTTTACCACTTCGATGAGCTTTCCGTTGTCCGCGGCGCACGAACCGATCGTCTCCGGAATCCGCGACTGCCGCACATCTTTCAGGCGTAATAATTGCATATTATGGAGGGGTCAAAGGACGGATCGTGATGGTGCCGTTTACGGTGATCGGACCGAACACGAGGCTTCCGTTGCAGACGACATTCAAGGTGTTCACGCCAGACAAAAGCATCCCGTCGAAATGGAACGTAAAGCTGCCAGTCAGCGGTTTCACCGGGCTGTTCGTATCCACGCCATTGAGCCGTACCGTGGTCTGAGAATTGCCAGCTACCACACCGCCGCCGGCCACCGTCCAAGCAAAGTCGACTGTGAACGGATAGGGGTCTGGGCTTGGATTGCAGATTTGGACCGTGCCTTCGATGTAGATGGCGGCCGGCTGAACGTTGCTGAACGTCCCGTCTCCACCGGCAATGGCAAGGGTGCCCTGGACTGGAGTGTTGAGCAGGGTCCAAACGCAGTCTTGGATCGCTTCGACCGCGCCAAGGCAATCCACACCAGACTGAACCTCGAGCGTGAACGTCTTCGTGCATGTCCCGCAGTCGGCGTCCACTTGGACCGTGAACTCGAAGGAGCCAAGATCGGTTGGCGTTCCCGACAGAGCGCCATTGGCAGCGAGCGTGATTCCTGGTGGTAAGCTTCCACTCACCAGCGACCAAACTTCAGAGGCGACCGTGGCCGGCTCCTGAATCAGCGGCTGGGCGTAAGCGTCCCCATCCGTCGCATCCGGCAACGTCGCACCGGTCACAATCTCCATGATGCAGATCGAGAAGTCCTTGCTCTGGGAGCGGCCAACGGCATCGGTGATGGTGACCGTGAAATCGAAGTTCCCGCTGGTGATTGGAAGCCCCGAAATCAGACCGAAGTTGGGATCAATCTCGATTCCAGGTGGAAGCATTCCGGAGGTAATAGTCCAGTTATAATCGTGGGAGGCGAACCAAGTCCCGCCGCTGGCTTCCAACTGAAAGAGGTAAATCTCACCGACACAAGAGCCCGGCAGCAGGCTCGAGGAGAAACAGATTCGGTCATGGAGCGCCCGTTTGCAGGCAAGGCTGTGGGCCTGCTCGTCGGCCGTCGCTTGGTTCAAGGCGACGATCGTCCCTGGCGTGACGGTACCCGTGAACGGCGTTCCATCCGGACACGGTTGATCGCACGTCTGGAGCGTGTTGAAGAACCGGCGTACCGGGAATCGTGGATTGTTCGGCGGAACACCTCCCGGCGTGTTCGGCGGCGTTCCTTTCCCGCCTGTGTTCTGTGGCCCGGGCGGCAACGGTGGAGACAGAGGCGGCTGCCAGTTTCTCCACGCGCAGTCTTGGGCCTGACGCTGAGCGCAATCGTCCGCCTCCTGCTGGGACACCGCCGAGAAGCAGATCGCCTTGCAAGCAAGCTGGGCGTAAATGACGCCAAGGGGTGGATTGCCCCTAAAGTCACGGAAGGCGATGAAGACGTCAACGTCCGGCTCCTCCGCGCTCAGATTCGCGATCGGCGAATCGTTGCAGGGCAGACAGTCTTTGAGAACCAGTTGGCAGGGAACATTCATATAACCACCGTCCATCCTCTGCCGCTGAGCGTAGCCATATTCGCTCCAGAGAGAGACGTGTCCAGTCCGACCAGTTGCACCGTGCCGTTGTTTAGCCCATTTGCCACGAGTTCTCCAAGGATCGAGTTGACCATCGCGGCGCTGAAATTATTTATTGAGAGTGACAATTCTAAAACCAACGGCGGGATCGGTGGCAGTGATGTGAGTAGATTTGCTCCGACCGCGACGGTAACAAGACTCGCCGGCAGATTCGTGATCGAGGTGATCTGATTTGCCTGACAATCGAAAAAGGTAAGATTGCCAGTCGTCGGAAGGGCTGGAATCGAAGTAAGCGAGTTCCCGAAGAGAACGATGCGCTCAGTGTCCACCAGCAGCGAAAGACCGGTGACTTCGGTCACTGCCACGCTGGCCAGTTCCCAGTCACCCATGTTGTTCAAATCGGCCGTCGCCAGAAAAACAGCCAGATCCCCAAGAAAGAAATTCGCTGCGTTGTCCTCCCAGTAGACTTCAGCCGATGCAGGGGTCCACGAGATGGTTTCAACCGGAGGCTCCGGTGGAATTGGAGGTACAGGCGGAGTCGGCGGAGTCGGCGCGGGTGCGGGCGTGCCGCCGGAATCGAAGAAGGAATGGCTGGCGCAAACCATATTCTTGTACGGCTCCTGCATCTTCGGCAGGGCGTAGACGCGCAACCCCCGCAGCCGGCACCAGCCCTTGATCGTGATTCGGATCTGAAATTGATACCCCTCTGTGCTGGGTCTGGCGTTGTTCGGCTCGCAAATCACCGGAGGCGTCGGCAAATTCACGGTGGCCTTGAACCCTTCGCAGTACGGTTGCACGGGATACTCCGGACAACTCACCGCCTCCGGATCCTCCCGGCAGTCCTTGGCCACGCATTGCTTCCAGGAGTGCCATTGAATCCAGCACGGATTCTGGTCGACCTTGTACTCCACCATGAACTGAACCGTGCCGAGCATCTTGTCGAACCAAAGGTCAAGGCCGTCCAGTTTCTTGAGCTTGAACGGATCGCCCCAGGTGTAGGCCGGCGTCTCGAGAAACCAACTCACCCGATCCCCGTTGCCGTTGACCTGACTGTCGAACCGGTCCTGAGTCGTCAGTTCCCAGAGGTCGATGTTGCCGGTCAGCTTGCTGGTGACGAAAGCGAAGGCCCGTTGCAACCCGCCGAAATCACCGGTCAGCAGTTGCAGGAAATAGAGCCCTTCGTACATCCCTTCCCACGCTGGCGGACGTCTCTCTGCCAAGGTGCTCAAAATATCGAAGTCCAGCGGGATGACACCCTGATGAGCGACACCGACCGCCGTCTGGAATGGAACGACGGTTTGCCAGAGGCGATTGTCGAAATTGATGCCTGACGAGAAACGCAGCAGAGCGCGATCGTTGAACCGAAGGATACGCTCCTCTGGGGTGCTGATGGCGACATTTCCCCATTGGTCGAAATAACGAATCGCGAGGGCAAGACTTCGAATGCCATCGACCGACTGATAGAACAGATCCCCGTTCACCGGAACGATGCTCCGATCGCCAACCGCGCCGAAGTCAATCTGGGCCACGCGCTGGAGCGGCTCCTTGAGGTTCGCCCATTCCGTCCGGGTTGGAGGAACATCCGTGCCGTAAATCGACTTACGGGTAAATACGTAGAGAGTGCCCTGGCCGAGCGCCGTGTTCAGATTCGCAGAGTGTTTCAGCGCCCTGATGTTCCCGGCCATGGTCGGAACGATGAAAGCATCTCCTGCCAGTGACACCGGGTTCTCGGTGTTCTTCAGGATGGAATCCCGGAAGTTGTAGATGGCACTTCCGGAGGCCTGACTGCCTACGATGTCAGCGCCGGCATACTGTCGCCCGAACGCGTACCAGAGTCGCCCCATGTAGTAATCCATCGGGCCGGCGGCCGGGATTTCATTCCCGGGATTGCCCACGCCGAGAAAGCCCACTGAGCGACGAAGCTTCGCGCCATCCCAAAACAGCGGCAGCGTAGAAAGGTCGCCCGCCTGAATGACGAGAAATTGTTCACCCTGGACGAAGAAGGTTTCCGGCTCGTTGGGCGGCATCTGGGTACCACCAAAAGCGGCCGTGAGATTCTCAACGGAGTTGTCCGTATCGACACGTACCCGGTAGGTGATCCCGCCGATGGACACCACGATGTAAGGATCCCCGAAGGACGTCTCATACATGAAGGCGCCTTGAAAAATCCCCTTCCAAGGTACGTCTCGCAACAGAGGTTTCCAGCCGGTGCGCTGACTGACGCCTCCGCCGCGGACGGTCCCGTTGGTGAGCCACGCCAGTTGATTGCGCTTCAGTCCGGTGTCGAACCCGGGCGAAACCATCGTCGGCACAACCCCAGAATCGATTCCGGCACTCCAATCGAGTTGCCCATCGACCATCCTGATAGGTCCATTTCCGCCGCCGTTTGCCACTTATTCCTCTGCTTTCTCGCGCACGTCACAAGTGTCCCAGCCCTTTTCCCAGAGTAACATCAATCGCTCGAAATAACGCTGGTAGTCGTGCTTCACGTTTTCTATCGCGTACTTCTCCACTGCCCGCTCCCGGATGTAAAGCCGTGGCAACCCAGCCACATCACGCAGAGCTTGGACGAACTCACCCATATAACGGCAACGAAAGCCAGTCTTTCTCTGCTCTACGGTTTCCACGAATCCTCCGAAGTCGGTCGAGATGACTGGCGTCCCGCACATCTGCGCCTCAACGGCAACGCTGCCGAACGGCTCAATGTAAAGGGTCGGACAGATGAGCGCCGATGCCTTGGACATCCACTCGTTTCGCTCATCTACACCCAGTTGTCCGAGATACTCGGCGCCATCGGTGATGAGTGAAGTGTCACCGTGGCCGATTACTTTCAGCGGCAGTCCGGCCTTGGTCGCGGCTTGGCAGGCGATGGACAAGCCCTTCTTTGGAATGAGTCGGCCCACGTAGAGCACGAAGTCATCTTTCTTCTCTCTGAAAGTGAACTCGCTAGGATCGAAGAACAGCGGGATCACGTCGTCGAAAAACCGGCCGTCAATCTGATGTTCGTAACCGTGCGTCATCGACCTCCAAATATGGCTCTCGTAAACCCGGTACTGAGAGAAACTGCTGACGTATCCGATCGAGTATTCCACGCTCATCAAATCAGGGTGCGCCCGGGCAACCGGCTCCTGTGATGTCCCACCGATGATGCAGATGAAATCACGAGCCTGCTTACGTTTGGAAATCTCCTTGATCGTCCGATTGTTGGATAACGTCCAGAGCGGGGCAGCGAAGTTGGTGAGAGCCGCATGTTGGTACTCGAGCCCGTTTAGAATCGTGGTTTGCTCCTCCTTCGTGATGACTGTAACGAGTTCATCGCAGGGCGCATCATTCTCTTCGGAAGCGTAGAGCGTGACGTGATAACCCAGACTCTTGAGCATCGTGGCAAAGCGGATTGTCGCCATGCAGAAGCCGTCCAGGAAGTAGGCGCCTGTCGTCTGGACGTTGGGCAACGCGAGCAGGTGAATCCTCACACCACATTCTCCAACGACGCTGCAATTACTTGGAAGGTCCAAACTCCCGCAGTGCCCGGGTTGACTGACAAGCCGGCCTTGGTACTGGCAGGGGTGGAATCGAACGCCGTGGAAAGCGAATTACGGATGATTTCTTGAGCCTGATTCTGGAAGCCTGACACCGTGTTGCTGTGATTGAACTCCCAGTTGCTTTGCACAACGGTTGTCGCTCCGGTCGCTCTCACCACAGCGACGACATCGAAAATAGCGAAATCCGTTAGCGCCGTCTGTGCAACTCCAGTAACGGAGCAGCGAGCGGTATCTGTGACTGTAGCACCTGTCCCGAAACGAATATTCCACGCTGGCACCGCTGTCCCAGCCGACGTTTTGGTCGCAGAAAGCCGCCACTTCAGGATCGTGCCAATCTTCAAATGGCCAGACACGGGCAAATCCGAACCTGTCATGTAAGTGTCCGTGGCATTGGCCACAACATCCGTGGAATTGGCGTTGTAGAATCCTGCGGTTGGCCCAGTGGGTCCAGTCGGCCCCGTAGGTCCAGTGGGACCGGTCGCCCCCGTGGGTCCGGTTGGTCCCGTGGGTCCAGGCACCGTTGACGCCGCTCCAGTTGGACCGGTCGGTCCAGTCGGGCCAGTCGGACCAGGGACTGTCGAGGCTGGACCGGTTGGGCCAGTGGGTCCGGTCGGACCTGTAGGGCCAGGAACAGTCGAAGCCGGTCCGGTCGGCCCGGTTGGTCCTGCCACTGTGCTTGCCGCGCCTGTTGCTCCAGTTGGCCCAGTTGGACCGGTCGGACCGGCAACGGTCGACGCAGCTCCGGTTGCCCCCGTGGGACCGGTCGGACCAGTTGGTCCTGGAACAGTTGAGGCGGCACCCGTTGGTCCTGTTGGGCCAGTGGCACCCGCTGGACCTGTCGGTCCGGTTGGCCCCGGGACAGTGGAAGCCGCACCCGTTGGCCCGGTTGGACCGGTTGCGCCGGCTGGCCCAGTTGGTCCTGTAGGACCTGTCGGACCTGCTGCCCCGCCACCAGCCCCGATAAACTCCAAGTTCAAATTCAGGACATTCGGTGAGATGGAATACCCGATCCGTTGAACGACAGCCGGAGCCACTGGAAGAACTGAAGTCAATTTCCCGGGCACAGCCGACAGATAGTAGGTCGTGCGGGGAGCAAGCTTTTGGGTGCCGATGATTGCGGTCCAATCCATCAAACTGAACTGGCCGTTGAGTTGAACGGTACACCCGGAATTAACCCGACTCGGCTCACAAGCCAAACCGATGGCCTGACGATCCAAGGTGGAATTGTCGGCCAAAACGTAACCGGTGTCGGCCGGTCCTCTTCCGATAACCTGTCCTTTGATGAAGTCCGCTGCTGAACCATTGGTCGCAACGGAAAACGTTGGAGGCATCGTCGAAAGGAATTGGTAGAGCGACACCGTTCCGATTTGCACCTTGTCCCCGTACACCGTCGTTTCTTGATCCTCGAATCTGAAGATGTTTTGCGACGTTGGCAGAGGCATTAGTCTGGACGCTGAATCCAAGCAGTTACAAAGTCAACTTGCGCATGGCCGGACGAAGTAACCTCCCCAAAAAAGAGAAGTACGGACTTCTCTGGGAGCCGCTCCTGACCGACGTTGCGATCGAAATGACCATGGTGCGCGAAGGAGGCACCATCAAGGGAGAGGGCAACGGACTGTTCTACCACTTCAAGGCGCTCATCAGCCTGCTCTGGCCGGAGCACGTCTGGCATCGATGGAACGAACTGGAATTGCAGTGCTACCTGAGCAACCGGATCATCGGTGAGATGGGGCCGGCTTCCAGCGGCAAGACTCACTCCGCAGCAATCAACGTCCTGTCGGATTACTATGTCTGGCCCGATTGTACCACGGTCCTTGTCTCCTCCACCGAACGGGAAATGCTCGAGATGCGCGTATGGGGTGAAATCAAGAAGTACCATCGTATGGCCCAGAGCCGGTTTCCATCCGAAGTGTCAGGTAACCTCATCGAATCCCGTCAACGCATTATCACCGACAGTCGATTCGAGAACGCCGAAGGACGTGACTTCCGTAATGGCATCTGCGGCGTGCCTTGCAAAAAGGGCGGCGCCTATGTCGGGCTGGGCAGCTACGCCGGCATCAAGAACAAGCGGATGAGAATGGTGGCCGACGAGTGTCACCTGATGAGCCGGGTCTTCGTCGATGCGATCGCCAACCTGAACAAGAATGCCGATTTCAAGTGCGTTGCGATGGGCAATCCGAAGGACACCACGGATGCGCTCGGCGTCATCTGCGAGCCTGCCGCTCACTTGGGAGGCTGGGATGGAGGCATCGACCAATCTTCGAAAACGAAGACGTGGCCCACCCGCATCGATCAAGGTATCTGCGTCCAACTGGTGGGCAGCGACTCACCGAACCTGGACGGGCAGCTTGGGATTCCTCTCATCACTCAAAAGGACATCGACGTTGACATCGCGTTTTATGGCAAGGACAGCCTTCAGTTCACGATGATGGACGAAGGCCGGATGCCCCGCGGGCAGGGGCTTCGCCGAGTCATCACGCGGCAAATGTGCCTCAAGTTCGGTGCGATGGAGCCGGCCGTCTGGAAGAACGAAAAGCGCACGAAGATCGGTTTCCTGGATGCGGCCTATGGTTCGGTCGGCGGCGACCGCTGTGTCTATGGTGAACTGGAGTTCGGCAGTGACCCTAATGAGCGCCAGATCATGCAACTGATTAAGACGCTCCTCGTGCCGGTCAGCGTGGAAGTCGACGATCTCCCCGAAGACCAGATTGCGAAATTCGTCAAAGAGCAGTGTGAGGCATCTGGGATCCCACCACAGCAGTTCGGGTTCGACTCCACCGGCCGCGGCACCTTGGTCGGCGCCTTCGGCCGTCTCTGGAGCCCGCACGTCGTGCCCATTGAATTCGGTGGGAAACCTTCCGAACGGCAAGTGACGTGGATCCCGAACGCGCTCAAAATGACCTGCCGCGATTACTACTCGAAGTTCGTCAGTGAACTCTGGTACTCGGTGGCGCTGACAATTCAGAGCCAGCAGTTCAGAGGGATGACCGAAGAGGTGATGAACGAAGGCTGTATGCGCGAATGGGGCATCGTCGGGGCGAACAAGATCGAGGTGGAACCAAAAGAGAAGATGAAGCTCAAGACTGGGCGGAGTCCGGACTTGTTCGATGCCCTGGTGTCCGGAGTGGAGATGGCCCGGCGACTGGGCTTCGTCATCTCCATGATCGTGGCCAAGGATGCGATCAAGTCGGATGACGGCTGGAAGAACCGGTATCGCGACCGGATGCAAAAACTGGAAGCCAACCACCGGCTGACCTACTGACCTACTTCACCGAGATTGGTCCGAGCAGGATCTGCTGATTGGTGTTGCCCGTGCGCAGGATGTAAACCGTGCCATAGACACTCTGGACGCTCACCGCAACCGTAGCCGGATCTTTGGCCAGGGCACCGACGAGTTTCGTGATGTTGGTCGTGGAACAGCCGGCAGTCAGGCACAGAAGGAGAAGAAGACACTTCATGAGTTGTGATTCTTGAACCGTTCGACCGCGACGGTCAATGCTGCGATGGCACTGGTGACGCCCAGCAACACTTCCCGGGACGCACGCCGCTCCTCCATGTGCTCACGATGCAAGTTCTCAAAGATGTGGCCGCGGTCCTCAATGTGTTTGATGAACCGGAAGATCACCTTGACGAAGATCCATACCACCACCACCAGCACTACCATTCCCGGGACTTGTCGGATCGCCTCGCTCAGCGCCTGTTTCATGATTTCTTCCATGCAGATATTCCTCAATGTTGATGATGGTCTGACGGTCGGCTTCCAAGGCTAACAGGCGGTTCAGAGGCTTCGCGAAAGCCTCGTTGAATCGGCGCTTTACGGCGGCGGTCGAATAGTCGGCAACGGAGGAAGAGACACTGGTACGCTCAGCCGGCTTCGCATGAACACCATTGGCTCCGTTGGGTATCGAATCCATGTCACTTGAACGGCCCCAGACGTCGGGCCAAGTGCCAACCGAAAACGTTGTGACCAATCCACCAAGTCAGTACTCAACTCTAACACACCGGGCACGGGCGACACAATGGAGAGCGGAATCGGCTTCAGGTTCAATGGTGTCTTCGGGCTCGGTGGTACCACCAACGAAGGCGCCGGCAGAGTTTCCCCGAGCATATTGGTCGCTGTCACGGTCACCGTCCTTGACGTGCTGACATTCCAGTTCGACACCGTGAAAGTCGTCGCGGCCGTCATTCCAAGCAGAATGCGATTGGTACCCTGCACCTCGTAGAACCGGTAGCCGGTGGCGTCAGCAGACGCGTCCCAGGCAAAGATGAGGTTGGTCAACTGCCCGAAGCAGGAGACAGCCGAGAGCAAAAGTAAGGTCAGGATGGATTTCATATAATCGGAAGCAAAGGATAGACGTCGGAGAAGGCAACCGCGAGATCGCTCATCTGAAGAATCGACGCACCGGTCGCCTGCTGGCCTGTGGTATCAGTGAGCCCAAAGCAACGCATGGCTGTGCAAGCATCAGTCCCGCCGCGGGTGGCAAGACTCTCGGCGCCCTGCAACGCCAGATCCGACAGGCGATAAATCCTCACCGGGCCGTTCACTGTGGCGTTCAAGCGAAGCGTCGCCCAGTAGATCGTGCCGGCATCCAGACCGGTGATGTTGTGCGCCCCATCGGCACCCCCGGCGTGCGCGTAGATTTGGAACTTGTTGTTCGTCCCCTCAATTTCCATCGTGACGGAAAGGAAGTTTCCTCCGCCCGTGTCGAACCGGAACAAGTTGCGGATATCACCGACGTCACCAGCCACTGAGGACACCAATCGGAAGGCGAAGCCGGCGGTGATGACAGCCTTGCTAGCAGCCCACGTCATCAGGGCGTAACGATCGCCCGGGATGGAAGCGAGGTTCATTGACGACACCCCACCGATCGCATCTCCGCAGCCGGAGCCGTCAGCGAGCTTCAACCCTGGCACGGACAAATTGACCGTGGAGTCTCGAAGCCAGAATCCGTCCGCCCCGACCTTCGTCCAGGTGCCGGCGGCGAGTCCGTAGGTACCGGAATTGAGGTTGGCAATCGAAGGCGTCGCTCCGTTGGTGCCCACCTCCATCCTTTGAATGAAGTCGACGATGGTACCCTGACAGACGACGGGAGGAGCGATGGACGAAAATCGGCAGAGCGCGGCAAGACTGGCCGCTCGCATCATCCCTTGAGGGATACAAAGTTCGATGCAGCGGGCGTCCTGGATAAGCTGATTCGGATCACAAGCCATTTACGTGAAAGGATACTGCTTCCCGGCGCCGGCATTCCACAAAGCATCTTTCTCCGCACTCGTCAGAATACGACTGTAAACGCCCACCTCGTCGACCACAGCACCGACGCCAAGCACCCCGACTTGATCGGTGCCGATTCGAAACGAGAAAGCAGGATTGTTAGGAGTCACCATGACCCCTGAAACATCAGCCCCATTGTTGACGCGGATCGTGGCGTGCGTGGCATCGTCAAACGTCACGATCACCAGGAAGAATGTCCCGGTCACAAGAACGGTGGGGTAAATCAAATCAGACTGCGCACCAGCCCCGTCGAACGTTCGCAGCAACACATTGTCTGGGCCGGATACCGTTCGGATTTCCCATCCCTGGCCCAAGCCGCCCGACGTTCCATGAGCCATCAAGATTTGGTTTCCCAAGGCGCTGAAGTTCACCCAGAAAAACACCGAGAACGGAGCCGCTCCAGAAAACACCGGGTCTGCGTTCGAAAGATTGTTCGCAGGGTTGCTGTTGAAAACGGAGCCATTGTTGATCTTGCCCGTCCCACTGTTCACCGTCCCGGCCACGGAAAGATGGTGAGCATTTCCAGAGGCATCATTCCTTTGAATGCTCCCCGCCTCATCCATCTTCCAGTACGCCACCAACCCAGTCAGGGAGGGATTGGAACCAGCGGGAGCGGAACCGATCCGACATAACGCGGCGAGACTCGCCGACCGCATCATTCCCGGCGGGACGCAGGTCGCAATGCACTTCGCCTGTTCGAGAAGCGTGTTCGGATCACAAGCCACAAGTCACAGGTTCGCAATCTCGCAAAGGATGGCGAGTTTTACGGCCGGCATCATGCCCACCGGAATGCAGGACCGGATGCAACTGGCCTGTGCAACCAGCGTCTGAGGATCACAGGATAACGTGGTGCCGTCACGGATGGCACACAGCAGCACGATTTCCACGGCGAGGAACAAATCCCCCGTCAGGGTGCAATCGAAGCACTTGGCCGCTTCCAGGAGGGTATTCGGGTCGCACGCCATAATCAGGTCATCATCTCGTCGGATTCGCTCTCAGCGGGCTCGGCGGCTTCCTCTTCCTTCTCCTCCTTCGCCTCACCGTAGACGCATTTGATCGAGCACTCCCCTTCGTAGACTTCCACGACTTCGACCATTTCGCGCATCCCAGGCTTGGGCTCCTGCTTGAAGAAGTTGTTCGGCACGAGCGCCAGATTGTCTTCGGTTTCGTCGCCCTTCTCCTTGTTTTCGGCAGGGGTTGAAGGTGACTCCGAAGGAGCCGCCTCGTCGTCGTACATGTCGCCTTCCATAAAAATCTTTCTGCAAAAAAAGAGCCCCGCCTGCCCATTGCCGAACAGGCGAGGCTCTCACCCACATTGCCAACAAACAACGACTACGGACAAGCCGTGTTGCAACTGTTGTAGGTCTGGGTCGGGTAACCCGGATCCACATTGCAGTTGCTGATTTCCGGCACACAGAACGGTTCGCCGCGGTGGAAGAACACGTTGATGAACTCGGTGTAGAGCGGGCGGATCGCCAGCTTGAAGTCAGCGATGAACTGACCCTTGTTGCGCCGCTTGTTCTCAACCACGCAGCCGTTTTCACCAGCCCCGAGGTTATCCATCACGAATTGCCACTTCCCGCCGAAGTTACGGCTCGAGAAAGGCATCTCCGGATTCACCGGAGAGGCATCCATCACCAGAGCCTCCAGCCCCTTCTTGTGCCAGATGTACGTGATGCGGAACTGGGCTCGATCGAAGTCGGGATTCTCAACGCTGCCAAGGCCCGGGGCGCCGCCCGCGCCGCTGGTCACTTCGTTCTTGTAGGGCAGCACGATCTGGTAGCGGAACCGGTTCACACCGAAGCCGGCGCCGAGATCGCGCACGAAGTTGAATCGCAGCCCCATGGGATCCACCCGGACCATGAAGTTTCCGATCTGGCCGCTGAAGCCATACCGCCAGTAGGCGTTCGCCGAGTCCCACTGAGTGAAGCGCCAGTTGCCTGTCACCGAGGGAACACCGCCGACACCGGTCTGGCCGCCGAGCTTGTCCAACTCCCACGCGGTGGAGATGTCGGTCACCAGTTCGATGTAGGGGGCCGTTTCCTTGAACGGGTTCTTGCCACCGTAGCCGCGGCGCATGAGCGGCTCGAAGCGGCTCTGCAACATCTGCGGCACCAGTTTGAACACCGTGGCCGGATTCGCCGACGTGTCGAAGAAGATTTCCTCATCGCCGACGACGGTCCAGGTGAAGGTGAATTCCGTCATGTTCCGGTTCGCGATGAACTTCTTGTCGGCAAACTGGAGCGCCCGTTTGCGCAGGAAGTTGGACATGATGTCCGTGGTCGCCGGCCGAAGGATGTCGGAAATGATCTGGCGGAAGTGTTCCTGAGCCTTGACGACGTGCATCTCCTGGTCGAAGCACAGGAGCGGCGTCTGCCAGGACTGTTCCTCGAGGAAGTAAGTGATGCGCGTCGCACCCCACCCGATGCAGTGCTCGGTCTTATCGCAAGGCGTTCCTACGCAGGACGCGTACTGAGTGCGATTCCATTGCTTGGTGGTGTTCGGGAAGACGTGCCGGAAACGATCCAGGGTGTGTTCGACACCGGAGAAGGCTTCAAACGTGCCGGTGGCAACGTTGAGCACCCACGAGTCAGTGGGGCGGATGTCGGAGAGAATGAGCTTGTCGTAAACGGGCTGCTGGTCGACCAGATACTGCGCAAATTTGGTGCAAGAAATTGTGGCCATAAGGCTTCAAAACATTGAGTTACCAGCGAACCGTGCGAGCGGCGTCATGCTGCAAGCGCACTTCGACTGGGACGTGTTTTAGAAGCCGGCGATCTTATCTTCCTGCCACACTTGGCAAGCCGGGCCGGTTGATGAAGCGGGCGACTAGCCGCTGCCGAAATCCATCGGCGGGCGAAGTCAGGTTTCCCTGACTGATCGGGGGTTTACGCTGGAGTGAAGAACGTGTCAAGTCACGTAATTCGCGAGTCGGGCAACCGCACCATCCAAAGTATCGGCTGAAACTTCACCGTTTTTAGGACGGCGGCTGTCTCCGTTGGCTGGTTCAGACTCCTGAAATTCGGCGAGTGCCTTTTCCAATTCCGCCAGTTTGGCCTTGAGCGAAACGTTCTCGTGCTTGAGGACAGAAAAGCCGATCGCCCGGTTTCTGACGGCGGCGTGCGCCTTCAAAATCTGGTCACGCTCCTCCTGAGTCTTGGCTTGGTTGAGATTGGCTTTGAGCGTCTGGTCGACGAACTTCACCGCCTTCTCGAGCTTCTCGTTTCGGTCCGTCTCGCCTTCCACCGGTCGGAGGTATTCGTACTTCGCGACGGCTTCCTCGTTGATGGCGTTCCAAACCTTGGCGTGTTCCTCCGCCCGGGCCTTCTGTTTGGCCTGCATCTCCGCCGTGCGCTGTTGCTCGCGTTCGCTGCCGGTCGTCTTGGAATCTTCCAGAGCCTTGTTCTGTTTTTCGGACAGTTCCCGGATGGCGCGACGGTGCGACATCACGTCGTCAGCAGAGTCACCAAACCATGCCTTGGCCGTCTGCCGGGCCTGTCCGAGCGGCATGTTCGCCAAGGCCATTAGATCGTGAGCCGTGGCAGTCCGGGAGGTACCGTCATCGTTGGTGATGACGAGTTCTTTCAGGTCGGAAATCGCGTTGGCCCATGCCTGTTCGTAGGGCTTCTGATAATTGTCGACGAACTCCTTGCTCTTGGAAAAGTTGACGTAACGAATCTCGTCCTCGAGTTCCTTGTTGCGGGCTTCGATGGCGGCGAAACGCTCCTGGTGTTCCTTGGGCAGTTCGCCCGGCTTCATGGAGGTGCGCAGTTGAGCAATCTCCTGCTGCAACTGGGCATTCGACTTCTTGTACGACTCCACGAGCTTCCAAGGCGACGTCTTGCCGGGCTTCTCCGGTGCGACCGGTTTGCCTTCTGCGTCGACCTTTTCCTCTGCCGGCTTGCCTTCCTCTTCTGTCGGCGGCTGTTCTTCACCTTCGGCTTCCGGGTCTTCGGCTGGATCATCTGACTTGGCAGCAGCCTTGGCGGCCGGCTTCGCAGGTGCCTTGGGTGCCCCTGGCGGCTTTGGTTCATCCTCGTCCGGGTCCGCGAAACGTTCCATGTCGGCGTTCGCCTGTTCGAACGGGTTCAGCACCTTTGCTGCGGGCGTCGGAGCAGCACTTGCGGGCTTACTTGGAGAACTGGGCGCTTTAG